GATTTGAGTCTCTTACACATGTGACTTCCAATGAAACCACCTGCTCCTAATACTAATGCCTTTTTGGTCGGCGCCATATAATCTTAAATAAACCGCAACTTATTTATTATAACAGGGATGAGTGGATTTATCAAGTATCTTTACGGTTGGAAACCATCTTAACTCCCTTAATTTTGTGGTATCCGCACACAATTCATCAGGTTCATTGGGTGTGTGTTCCTTAATAGGAAGGTAATCCATACCCATTGACTTAGCAAGATCCAGTACTGATATAGATTCTCCTGTACCAATATCAATAGGGCCTATGTACTGACTTGTCATTAGATATGCAATCGCTCTGACTACATCCTTAACATGAATCCAATCTCTCTTATGTCTAGTAAGATATGTTGCCGTCTTATCTTGTAACATTCTGTATAACATATCATCTCTACTACCTTCCTCTGACCAGACATTAAAAAATCTCATACCAACACTGTTAGGTGGTGCCATGAGTTCGTTTGCTTTCTTAGTTATTGCATAAGGATTCTGCCACCACTCGTGTGCTCCAGCAGAACTTGCATACAATAACCTAACGTTATTCTCTCTACAGTAATCAAATATAGGTTTCGACTTCTCTACATTATTCTCCCAGAATTTCTCTGGATTATCTACACTGTCTCTTAGTGCAGCATAGGCTGCAAGGTGGATGATTACATCATAATGTTCTGCAAACATACCAGAAGGGCCAACCCAGTCCCCTATATCCTCTGGTCTATCCAATCCATCTACCAAATAACCATAACCTTGTTCGTGTCTGAGATCATTGAACACATGTTTGCCAATGAATCCCTCATGTCCAGTAACCAGTATCCTCATGTTGATGACATCGAATCCATGTACTGTTGATCATTTATACCTGCGGTATGTACTTGAGGAAGACCAATGTTACCTTGATACCAACCAGTAGCAATATACTTATCACTCATAGGAGGATTGCCTCTATGTAAATGAGTGAAACTACCAGGCCATATACAAACTGTACCCTTCTCTGGTTTTATTTTACGTTGTTGATACAACCACTCCGTCTCTCCACCTTCCTCTACATCATTAAGATATACCATCCAAGCCAATGTTCTATCAGATACATTCCAATTAATATTTTCTCCGTGGAACATATGATATCCCTGTGTTGGTTCAGTCTTCTGAAGTAAAACCAACGCACTCACATAACTGAAGTTAGTAAGGTATGAAATCTCATTTATATAATAGAACAAACATCCATTAACATATTCCATCAACCCCTTTGCCTCACCAGGCGAGAAGGCATCTAAACAAATTTGTTTATCCTTTACATGTGTAAAGTTCCTTGGTGCCAATTGGGATGCATGATCCACATACTGACAAAGGTAATCGCAGAAGTCTGCATCTACTGCCTTGGGAAAGACACCAATGAAATCTGTTATATCAAAATCAGGAAGGTCATTATTTAAAGCTTCACTTGGAGGTTGCATTTTACCAATAATCTAAAGGACATCTAGCAGCATTAAACTTAATCTTATTAACAAGAAAACATCCACATTCTTTGCAGACTAACCGTTCTTTATCAAGTCTATTACAGTCATTACATATATCTATACGTGCTTGTCTTATCTCTTCGGGTACTAATATAGTACCCTTATGAACATACTCCTTTATGATATCGAAGGCAGTCTTTGTAAAATTTTCTGCCTTCTTAGGTAAGGAGGGTTCAGTCATCCTTCTTCTGTTGGATATCGTATTCAATTACAATCTTCTTAGAGGATCTACCAACTGAGTTCAATGTCTCATAATGATTCCATTCACCCTTGAGTAGTTCTTCCATCACCTTCTTATCTAAACCTGCTAGGTTAACACAATTATCAACAGACTTACGCACTGACTCAAGACCTAAAGGTTTATGATCTATGAATGATCCTGATAGATCATTCTCCTTAGCATTTTTCAATGCTTTATCAATGTCTATGGTAAATTCATCAGACATTCTTCAATTCCTCAGCAATTAAATTAATAACAGAGGAGTATTCCTGTTCTGGATCTTCTTCACTGAACTGGTATCCTTCACTCTTGTAGTATCTCAAAACCTTCTTATAGATTTTTGGATATTTGTAATCAAGAGCGAACCCCTGATCAACTGCCTTCTCTAGAACTTCTAGATTCTTCTTAAACTTATCCGTGAAAGAGTTCATGACTCTCGTGTAGTTTACTGGATTATTTTAGTCTAGTTATTCAGTTGTGTCAAGCACCATCATCGTGGTTCCATAAGTGACTGTCCTCTATAGGCACAGCAGTTCCAGAATCAATACAGGACTTTAATCTGTCCTTGTCTGGAACCAACGCTATCTCTCCGTCAGGAGTTTGAATAAAGTAGGACTCTCCATTTCTGGCATTGTCCAGTACTTCTTCCATATGTTCTTCAAGATATTGAAGATTAATCTTCTTCATTGCGGTAAGGCTTGGTCATAAGAATGGTAGTTATTATCTCTAATCCTATCACCTTGTTCTCTATTCTTTAAGAACTTAAGTATTTCTTCTGGAGTTGTTAAATGGTACGCAAGATTCTCTAGATTATTTCTATTCTCTGAACCATCAGGAGTTTCTTCTTCAACGTATGCCATCTGAATGTTATTCTCAATTAACATAGCATAACGCCAAGATCTCTTACCCATTCCCTTATTATACATTTCATTAACCGTGATACCACCTGACATACCACCTTGGCCATCAAGTCTCATCGAGAAGGCACCGTTTCCATCTGGAAGATACTTACACTTCTTAATCTTCATAGACTTCCACCATGCGTCCATAACATAAGCATCATTCATACAAATGAAATAGATCTCATCAACACAAGTCTCATCAATGAACTTATCAAATGATGCTTCAAAATCCTTGACCATCTGAGTGTCTAAAGGACTAAAAGCTCCATTGATACCTACAATAAGAACATCTTTTTTCTTCCACAAATCATGAGTACCTTTGCGGAGGAGTTTGCCCGACTTACCTCTGGTTAATGTAAAGACTTGGGCATCAGGAATTTGATTCATTTTCTCAAAATAGATTCAGTAAAATATATATAAACGTTATTTTGATACAGATAATTCCGCCAGTGCGTCCATCCGTACAAATTGTTCGTTCATATTATAGTACAACTTATAGTTATCTGTTGTCAAGTAGTAACCTTTAATGTCATTACCATCACAGTGATAACCATAACCTCGCACACGTTCATTTATGCCATCAATTCTTAAAGTTTTTGGACTTGTCAAATAATCGTGATACTTCTCGTCTAGGTTGATCATCGTTCCTCGAAGGTAAGTTTGGTAATCTTGCGCTTGCGGCGCTCTTCATGGTATTTTATATCATTAGTTGTCAGGAAACCCTGATCTTTAATACTATCTTCAGATTTAATTAACACTATGTCATTTAAATCCACAGCCGTAACGACATCATCTCTCAGAATCATCTGGTTCTTACACCCACACGACTGTGATTTACCACTGCTGCTCAATTCAGTATTACATTGTTTGCATCGAACAATCATTAACCTTTACCTTAAGTACTATCTCAAACTCTTTTAAAATCTGGGCGTCAGGATCCTGCTCCTTGATGTTGCAGTATTCTAACCACCGAAGAGTTTCTTTAATTGGATCTTTTAAACCTTTGCCATACAAAATTGTATGGGCTCTATCATTCAGAGTACAAAACAAATTAACAATAGACTCAGAGTACTCTCCTATCAAAGACCTAATCGTATCTCTTGGTATCGTTATTTTATATTGTTGGAATTCAGTACCATACACTGAATGAAAAAGACCTGCTACTTGTTCTTCTATGGGTCTACCATAGACACGTAGCATGTCAGAAACATTTCTTGAATGTGTTAACAAATCAGATTCCCTGTGAGGAATCTTATCAGCTCCAACACTGTTCAGATATTCTATATATCTTTTCACTATCCTGACATATTAATTGTTAGTGATAGTCTGGGTTCTCGGTTCTCCACAACTGAGTGCATAGTGCCTGCAGGGATAATAAGAACTCCAGAAGTATCAACCTCATGTTGTTCTTCGTTAATTTCCCATACACAAGATCCATATATGGGTTTAACAATTACATGATACTCGTGTTGGTGTGGATCAAAACTCGGTCTCTTTATATCTGTACCGCCACTAAAATAAAAATTAGCATTAACTTCTGATCCTTTATACTCATACAACTTATCATCAAGTGATCTAAGTTCAGCAGTAAGATCCATCACATTACTCATGAGTGTAGTGAATCCTAAATCATAAAGTCTTTTCCACCGATCATAGATTATAAACTTTCTTGAATCAAAGAAACCATTAGATGTATTGCCAACCTGATTAATAACTTCAATCGCTGGTTCTGGCCACCTATACTTAATCTGAAGAAGATCTAACATGCCCTCTTCGGTCAAAGTTATCTCATGATCTCTAATAATCTCAGCACCTTCTTGAAGATAATCGTAGTAACTATTCATCGTGTAAACAATTCAGCATGTTCTTCCCAATAAGCTATTGCATCTTCATACCTACATTCATCAACAAGTAAATGCAATCTATCAATGATGTACTCAAGCATCATCTCCTCTTGAGTCTTTCCCATCTGGAAGTCCATTGAAATAATCCTTCTTGTAATAACGTCCTAAGACATTGTTATTATAAAATGCAGGTTCGCCGTTGTCAAGTGCCTCTGTCAGTACGTTATTTAAAAAGAGTTGTCTTGTCTCTTCGTAGTTTACTTTGCCACCTGTCCTGTGGAGACTGAGGATTTCTCGTTTAAAGGCCCATTTGCCCAATCTTTTAACATCGGCTTTAAGTTCGTCAGAACTTCCGTAGTACTTTTTCCAGTCACTCTCAGACGTAATGCGGCGTTTCCCACCTCTAGGCTTTCTACGCTGTGTAAAATATTTGCGTCCGATGTATTGTTTACCGTTCTGAATATTAGTAATCCTGTAGACGTAACCGAAGAAATCGCCAATGTCGTCAGAAGAAAAAGTTGTACCCTTGTATGTCCAGGCATTCTCATATATGCCTTCACCCACGCTGGTCTTTGTGGTGGTGTCCATCCCATAATTTTCATGTCACTACTCCTATTTAGTTCTAATAATTCGACTTCATTTGGGAAGTCATGCATAGGTTCCCTTCTTTAACATGTCCCACACATCATTATAATCTTTCACTTGAAAGGCATATCCAAGATGGTTCTCTGCAATAGCAATTGCTAAGGGATAATCATTACCATGTTCATCCATCCTATCACCAAAGAACCTTAAGTCATCACCTTTCTTAAAGTCTCTTAGTATCTGACTCTTATCTGAACCCTTAGTGGATATATCTATCCCAGTCTCACCACCAACAAAAGCATATAGTTCTGGGAACCTATCATTAAATCTCGTGGCAATATCTACTCTCTCATCTCTATCCTTATCCCATTTAATATACTCTTCCCTTTCTGTCCATGTGCCACCTCTACCTACAATACTAAAATTAACACAGCCAGGTCTCTTTTCTATATGAGTACCAGTTCTTATAGGAAATACACTATAGTCTAGTTCATCCTGTAAGAACCTTCTACATTCATCTGGCAATTCCCAATCTGTTCTATAATATTGTATGTCTCCTTCATAGACATCATTGCCTGCACAATTATATACTCTCTTGCAAGCACAGTATAGGGAAAGTCCTATCTGTTCTATAGTTTTATCTCTATCACTCCCAGTAACAAGATAGACCTCGTTCGTGAGAACGAAGTCATAAAAGTATTGAAGAAAATCTAGGTCGATTTTTTTGCGACTAGGAGTTAGAGTCCCGTCGATGTCAAAAATAAATTTCATAACAAAAGTATATCACATTAATCGTCGGGGTGCAAGAAGTTTACCGATTCATGATCTTTCTTTCTCATTATTTCCTTTGCTTTCGCACCAGCATCTCCACCACTAGCACCAACAGGAAACTTATGTGGAACAGGTTTCTTTTGCCCTCTAAGACTCCTAATCATAGCAGCAACCTTCTTAACCTTACCCTCTGCAATCATATCAGCTTCTGATCTATATCCAGCATCGATAACCCTTACTATACCATCTCCATCCTCATCAGCCTTCTTAAGATCTTGTGCATTTAAAGACTTCCCTGTCTTAATAAGATCTTTAGCAGTTCTGTTCTTAACTTTCTTACCAAGTTTCTTCTCAGAAGTAAGACTTTCCACCATAGGAAGTTCTGGTTCATAGGACTGCATGTTTACAGTCTTATCTTTGTTCACCTGTGTAACACTATGAATGTCCTTTGCAACCTTGACTGCCTTCTTAACACCAGCAGCTGCACCTTTTGCTAGTACTCTAGCAGCTTGAGTTGCTTTGCGATGACGTTTCCTACCCTTAGCAACAAAGTCTTTGAAACTAGGTCTTGATGTCTTCTTCTCAGGTGCCTTCTTCTCAGGTTGTTTGATAACTTCCTTCTTCCTTTCAACTGCCTTCTTCATTGCAGCTGGTTTTGTTGCAGTCTTCTTCTTAGGTTCTGGTTTAGTTGTAGTAGCCTTAGTAATTGGAGTCTTCTTTGCGGCTTTTGTTTTTGCTTTAACTCTATCAGCAGCTTCAGATCTCTCTTTGTTAGGCCCATCATATGCCATTGCACCCTTCTGTGTGCGTGGTGGTTTAGATGCACCCGTAACTCTAGTAAGTTGAGATGGTTTCTTTAACCTTGGTTTCTTCTTAGGAGTCTCTTTATACTCACCAGTTTTATTTGCCTTTCTCTTTGCTTCCTTCTCAGCATCCTTCTGAATAGTGGCCTGAATAGTCTTCTTAGTCCTCACGTTCATCTTACGTGCATTTCTTTCCTCCTCAAGTTCCAATTCTTCTTGAACTTCCTTTGCTTTTTCAGGTTTCTTCTTCTTACCATCTAACTTACTTCCTAAAAGACCACCTGCTACGGCACCTAAAGGACCACCCAAAATTCCACCAGCAATAGCACCACCAGCAGTACCAACAATTTCATCCATCTGCTCCACTTCTTCTTTAACACCACGTTTCGCTTCATGTTCTTTTTGTCTCTCCTTCATTGCATTTAAGCCAGGAGCACCTGTCTGTCCTCTATCTCTCATCCACTTCAAAGTTCTCTTCTGGATCTTCTCACCTTGTCCAGCATTAGCAGCTGTAGAACCTTTCGTTCTTGGTTCACCCAACCTTGGACCAACTGACACTTTACCTTCAGTTACTTCCTCTTCCTTCTCTGCTTCATGATCTTTAGTACATCCCATCTGTCCACATATAGGACACAATGCAGCACCCAAACCTTTCTGTGGTCCTTCGAGTCTTGCTCTGATAATTTCTTCCTTTATTTTTCTTAGAGGAAGTCCTTCATGTTTTGTAGATGCCATTTTCTTTACGTCGGATTTACTTGTGGTGGAAGCAATTTTGGTAACCTCAGACGAGGGGTTTTTGAGATCACCTTTCTGAAACGATCTAACCAATCCAAAGAGCCTTTGTTGTTTGATTGAGACTGATCTTTCATTAAGTTCCACTGGTGTCTCTCATTAAATCGTCTGCACGTTGTCTATCCGCACGACGTTTATCAATAATATCTTTTGGTGTTCTACGAGCACCATACTCACCTGCCTTGGGTGGTTTCTGACCCTTGACTTTTTTCCGTTGACCTTCAGGTTTACCAGTCTCCTTACGGATACTTTTCCTGACTGCCCTCATAACAGGATCTTTAGTACCACCCTTCTGAGTGGGTCTACCCTTTGGCATGTTGAGAGAACCAGATGACTTACCTGTTTCTTTCTCATACCTATTTAACTCACTTAAGAACTCTTGAAAGTATTTCATTTGCGAGGATCCCTATCTTTTACTTCCTCTCCTGCTCTTCTCCTTGCCTTGTTACCTGTTCCTCTATCAGTTCTTGGTCCATGCCAACCTTTCTGTCCTCTTCCACCTCTTTTTATGTTGAATCCTTTTCCACCAAAATCACCATGACTTCCAGCTGCAGCTTCTTTTGCAGATGCACCTTTCTTTCTGGCAGATTGTCTCATAGTATAATGACCATGAAGTTTATCAGCAGCATCAGATTTAGCTTTACTGTAATTCTTCTGTCTAGCCTTCACTCTTCTCATCGCAACATACATTCTGTCTTCCTTATCAGAAGACTTCTTCGCTGCATCTAAAACTACATCTCCAGCTGATTTACT